CCTACTTTTACATCACACTAAACAACTAACGGTTATGACAACAACAGAAGCAATGAAGAAAGTTCACGCTCTGGTAGGAGACAAGCTCAACCTCAGCGAGATATTCGAGATCTACGACATCATATCTGCATGCAACATGGGCGGATGGCAAGAAGGGAAGAAGACCACTCTGAAGACCTTTGCTCCAAGCGTCTATGAGATCTTGTATCCAGAGACCCCGCTTGATCTCATTGCTGGGTTCATGGGCACAGAAGAAGCTTCACCTGCCACACATTAGCAAAACAAATACCTGGGAAATTAGTTTAAAGTACCAGGTATTTTGCTTATCTTTACACTCTACAAAACAATGACATGGACCACACACAGATACACGAGCTCATAGCCGGATGCAGAGAGAACGACAGGAAATGCCAAGAAGAGGTGTATAAGCACTACTATCCAGGCATGCATCGCATGCTCTATAAGTACTTCAAAGACAGCAGAGACCTTGAAGAGGTGATCAACGATGGGTTCTTGAAGGTGTTCCAGAAGATACAGTCATACCAAGGCATAGGATCGTTCGAGGGCTGGATGAGGACAGTGATCAAGAACAACGCGATAACTACAGCCAAGGCCATCAAAAGAAGAGATGTGTCCAACGACAGGTCAGTGCTTGCAGAGATCAAGAGCATGTACAGGTCTGTGGCCTACAATGAAGCAGGAAGGTCAGAGGCAGCCAAGCAGTTTGAGACCGCAATGTCTCTGCTGCCAAGGTCTTCTGAGAAGGTCATGAGGCTTGCTGCTATCGGCTACAAGTACAGCGAGATCGGAGACATGCTAGACACGGTAGAGAACACAGTCAAATGGCACGTTGCTGAGTCTAGAAGAAAGCTGAGCTGGCTATTAGGATAACAAATATATGATCGAACGTTGCCTACTTTCAACTTTATTTTGTACTTTTACATCGCACTAAACAACTAAAAACAAACGTTATGCAGACAGAAGTAATGCTCGCAAGCAACAACAAGAACAACATGATCGCTCCCATGTCTCTAGAGACAGCAAAGCAGAAAGCTCCAGGCATATTCGCGCCTGGACCAGCATCTCGCCTGAGCGGCAACTACAAGTTCGTAAGCTCTATCGACCTGATCGAGCACCTGGACGGGCAGGGGTGGAAGCTCACCAACGCCAAGCAGTCAAAGAGCCGCAAAGGAAACGAGATCTACACCACGTTTGGTACGCACATCATGGAGTTCCAGAACGAAGAGCTCTACATGAAAGACGGACGCGGAGGAATAGAAGGCCGTCCTACAATGGTCGTGATCAACAACAGCAACGGCTGCCGCCCACTTCAGATAGAAGCCGGCATCTTCAGGCTGGTGTGCTCTAACGGGTTGATCATCAAGACACAGGACTTCGGCAGCATGAAAGAGCGCCACATAAAATACAACCAAGAAGAGGTGAAGATGATCGTTGACCAGAAGGTCGTGGACATGGAGAAGGCAGTGACCAAGATCAACCGCTGGAACATGATAGAGATGACAGACCGCCAGCGCTACCAGTTCGCTACAGAAGCTCTTGCTCTGCGCATGAACACAGACCGACAGCCTGAGCAGTACGAGATCGTAGACCTTCTGCAGCCTCGCCGCACTGAAGACAGGGGCAAAAGCCTTTGGGTCACCTACAACGTGTGCCAAGAAGGGATCATCAAAGGAGGATTCAGCCTCAACGAGAGAGTCGCACGTCCTATAAAGAACCCGATCACTGACCTGGAGATCAACCAGAAGCTCTGGACTCTGGCAGAGAAGTATGAAACAGCATAGTTGTTAGTTGGTATATGAGCCGGGGGTTTCCACCCCCGGCTTTTTTCTTATGTGAAGAGGATCATATGAAGAAAACAAATACCTGAGTTATTTCTTTTTAGTGTCGATCTTTTTACTTACTTTTACATCATACCAAACAAACAAAGCAATATGAACACATTTCTAATTAAAAAAGAGCATTTAGACAAAGACAATTACTACGTAGGTAAAGAAGACCTAAGTAACTACCAAGGACATATAGAAGCAGAAGAAGACCTCGGAACAGTAAAATTCAAAGGCCACTTAACTGCTTCCGGTAATATATACTTTAAAGCTGGTAGTGGTATTGAAGCTGGCGATGGTATTGAAGCTAGTGGGGGTATTAAAGCTGGTGGGGGTATTAAAGCTGGTTGTGGTATTAAAGCTGGTTGGGGTATTAAAGCTGGTTGGGGTATTAAAGCTGGTTTGGGTATTGAAGCTGGTTGGGGTATTAAAGCTGGTTGGGGTATTGAAGCTGGTTGGGGTATTGAAGCTGGTTGGGGTATAATTTGTAAAGGAGAGCTATCAAGTAAACTAAGAATATTTGCCGGATTAACTACTTGGAAAATACCTACTAAAGAAGAGATGCAAATAAAAGTAGGCAAATTAGTACTAGGTCAAGTGTGTTACGGTGAGTTAATTGAGACCGGATTACCAAAAGAAGATTGCTGCGAGGGTAAAGTAGTAGAGATAGATGGAAAGAAGTATCAACTAAAGGCTATATAAATAAATAACTAAAAACAACAGAATATGAAAATGCAACCAATTAAAGTAGTAGAAGTAGAGAATGAAGGTCTTTTGTCATTACTCGGAGAAGAAGTATTAATAATGTGTTCTAACTACTTCTATGGGGGAAAGCTGGTAGGAGTTAACGACACTTGTATTAAACTGGAGAATGCCCATATAGTGTACGAAACAGGCCCACTTACAGATAAGAAATACAAAGATGCTCAAAAAGTAGGAGACGAATATTATGTCCAACTTTCTGCTATAGAGTCTTTTGGTAAATCTTCTAAACTATAATTATGAGCTGTATTAAATTTAAAAAGAAGTCTGGGTCTAGGTCTTGGTCTGGGTCTTGGTCTTGGTCTGGGTCTTGGTCTAGGTCTTGGTCTAGGTCTAGGTCTGGGTCTAGGTCTGGGTCTGGGTCTTGGTCTGAGTCTGGGTCTGGGTCTTGGTCTATATAATTATTGCAGAAAGACTTGGATAATATCTAAACTTTTATACATCAAAGCTCTATCTTAGAGAAAGTGTGTATATTTATTACAGTAAGCAGAGAACATAATTATACCGTCCTGGAAAGACCTAAGAATTACACACTCATTACGAAGACTTCATTCTTTCGCAATAATACATTACTTTAAAATATTCTGGGTCTTTCCACATTAGGGGTTATTAACCCGGACCAGATACTGAAGCATCTCCCAAAAGGAGGTGCTTTTTTTATGTCTCTACCTATAAGGTCTTAATCGGGTTCATTCCTTGTGTTATTACAGAGATATCACTAATGAAATATCCGCTCAGTTACAATAGAGCTTGGTGGTTGATTTTAACTTTACACCAAGAAAACATCAGACGTCTAAAAGTGGTAGCAATGTCCTAACCTGACAACTATCGACAGCGAAATAAATAGCAACAGACAGTCTGCCCTTAGGATATGGGTTTGTATTATGGGATAGTGAGCTTGATCTGTTATATGTAAAAAAGCTCACAACTTTGATTATCTGGTCCTCCAGCTATTCGCTGGATATAGTGGTTATGTCTCATAGTAGAAAAACAAATACTTGAGAAATAACTTTCAAGTGTCAATTTAATTCATTACTTTTATCTAGTACTAAAAACAACAACAATGTCAACAGCAAACAACGAAGCTCAGAAAGCAAACATACAGGACCAGATAAAGAAAATCTTTAATGAGTATGCGACTGGTGGGTATTGGTTAGAAATATCAGCAGACGACTTGGATGAGTTTGCTAAAAGAATTGTGGACGAGATAATCACACAGTAAGAAAACAAATATACGTCCAGAAACTTTCTAGTGTCAATTATTTCACGTACTTTTATAACATACCAAACAACAAACAACATGCGTACAGTAACACAGAACATTTGCAAATTTGAAGAGCTATCAGAAAAGGCACAGGCCAAAGTCCTCGCCGACAACTCAGAACTACTGACAGGATACGGTTGGTGGTCAGATACAGTCAAAGAAGACGCCAAGGGGACAGCAGGCCTTGATATAGAAGAATTCGATCTATATCCTCCATACATTAAGGCAAATTTCACTACGTCAGCCAAATCTAGCGCTCTCAAGGTCGTTTCTGAGCACGGTGAGCATTGCGCCACATATTCCATCGCCAAGAAGTTTCTGAGCGATCTGGATGAACTGGAGCGCCAAGAAGACACAGCCAAGACTGAAGCAGAACTGGAAGAATTGGAAGAAGCGTATCTCGAAGACCTCAGTAGAGAATACCTTAATATGTTAGAGAATGAATACGAATATCTTTGCTCTGAAGAGGCGATATCCGATCATATTATAGATAACGGGTGGGAATTCTACGAAGACGGTCGGGGATATATGTCATAGTATGAAAACAAATACCTGACAAAAAGCTTTTTTAAGTCGATTATTTCACGTACATTTACTAAGTAACAAACAATCAAAATATTATGATAAAGCAAGGAACGATCTATTTTGCAGTTGTCAACTTCATCAACGCCTACAAACCAGGAGAAACATACACGAGCGAGGACTTTAAGAATGCACTCTATGATATGACTCGAGAAAAAGGTCAACACAGAGTATGGTACGGACAGTGGTACCGCGTACGTGCCTACCAGTCGTATTTCAGACGTGCTGGGTTCATCACCAATGTCAAGAGAGGACTTTGGCGAGTAGAACATCGGGTACCAGACTTTATGTCCCTGTTTGCGCTAGAAACGCTAATGGGATATAAAGATGGATATTACAACGGAAGAGAGTACGTCAAGAAGGATCCTGCGTATAATAACGATCTGAAAAGGAGACTCGAAGAGTACAAAGCCGGGAATAATTCCTTAGAAGGGAATCTATACGTCAGGTGCACAAAGACCAATTCAAGATACTACATAGAAGGCCACGAGTACGAAGTCCTTGAGACAGACAGCGATGGATACGCGACCAGGATCATCAACGAATATGGTCACCCTTGGACATTAGTAGATCCACGAGAAGACACTTTCATGAACCTACCATATAGGGGCAAAAGAGGAGATCGTAAGAAGATAGAACCAGAAGAGCCAAAGACAGACCACACTGCGGAGATCAAGAGGCTGGGATACAAACCTGGAATGAAAGTGAAGCTGGTCAAGACAGACTCAATGATCTATAAGAGTGCAGCATATTATATCAAAGAAGCGAACCTGCAAGTAGGAGAGATCTACACGATAACAGGCTTCAGTAGTAATAGAATTGCCGAAGGAGGAGAATGGTTCTTTGATCTGGAGAATACCGTCTACCATACACCATACGATTGCTTTGAACCATACGCAGAAGAGGCAGAGAAGCCACGCAAAAGGATGATGACATGCCAAGAGGCTGGATCTTACAGGCATTTGACTAACGGCAAAGAGTATCAGATCGTAGGAGAAGAGGACGGGTACTATCACGTGATCAATGAGAAAGGAGATGAGGTGCACATGTTCAAATGGAGGTTCGCACAGACAGAGCAGATCCCTACAGACAGACTACCGCAGTTCCTAGAAGAGCTGGAGATCCTGATAGCAAAATACAAATAAGAGAGTTGTTGTTTGATACACAGAGAGGAGCTGGCTAATACGTCCGCTACTTTCTTATTTAACTACCAAAACATAATACCATGAAACAGATAGACGTAAGGTCACAGCTCAATTCACAGCTCAGGTCACAGATCGGTTCACAGCTCAGGTCACAGCTCAGGGAACAGCTCTATTCACAGCTCAATTTACAGCTCAGGTCACAGCTCGATTCACAGCTCTGGTCACAGCTCGATTCACAGCTCGATTCACAGCTCTGGTCACAGCTCAATTCACAGCTCAGGTCACAGCTCGATTCACAGCTCAGTAGTACGCTGAGCCATATGTAGACATGGGAGCCCAGGCTACCTGGCCAAGAGCGCGGCAAGGAATTAGTCAGATGATGGCCTGGGCTCTCACAAACACAGATCAGCATGAACGCACAGAACAGCGAGTCCATACAGGACCAGATAAAGAAGATATTCAACGAGTACGCCACTGGCACATACTGGCTAGAGGTCTCAGCAGACGACCTAGACGAGATCGCCAAGAGGATAGAGTCAGAGGTGATGCGTTAAAAAAACAAATATACGACCAAAAAATGAAAAATGTAAAAAGTATTGCGTACTTTTACATCATACCAAACAACAACAGCATGACACGCATAATGGACAGAGACTCAGTTCTCTATTGGCTGAGCAAGAACGTAAGCTACCAGGCGGCGATAGCCACAGAAGACAAGATCACCTACTCGATAGGCATAAAGAAAGAGCACGGAGGCCAGCGGTTCGATGACTACGTGTTGGTAGACACCCTAGAGGAGATCTTGAGCTCTCAAGTGCTCAGAGAGCTGGAGTGCCACGTGACGACACACATGATAGAAAAAGAGCACCTGTACTACACGGGCGCGATGGTCTAGCTAGGAGGCGGGGCCGGTACCTTTTTTGTATCGGAGATCTTCTGAGCTGGCAGCTTGGAGGCGGCGCACTAGCATGATGCTGGCATTCTGCCAAAGGCTCACATTTATGGTGCTAGGGGCCTGCTAGCAGGGGGGGCCCCGCCTAAGGTAAACTTACGCACACGGGAATTTTTCAACGTCTGACAAAAAAATATATACAACATATGAAAGTACTACACGTCACCCCCCTCTTCTAATGGATACGAAGAGGCATCGCTGCTCGCTAACAGGATGAATAAGAAGAATAGCTTCGCAGTTATAGAAAAAGACGGCCAGATCCTTATGACCGGAGGGTTTATATTGCACGACAATGAGCAGACCAGAGCGCTGCTTGGCTGTGTTCCAAGAGAAGATCAACATGAGTATGTAAGGATGCTTAGAGAGACGCCGTGGGTAAAGCCCTACTTTGAAGAAGAAGAGTGATGATGACCAAAAAAAGAGGTACATTTAGATATGAACAACAGGGCATACTTACTCGAAGGGCAGATCCGGCCGCCGGGTTTTGGGCAAAAAAGCAAAAAAGCCGACTCCAAACCCCAGGAAAATTTGAGTATCCCAGAAAAATGTATATATGAAACAGACAAAATATTTCATAGACCCAGTTCCGCCAAGGATCAACGCGGCGTTCGAAGACATGTATGGGCAAGACGAAGTAGAGGCAGCGTGGTATACCGAGGATAACATCTTCAACTCGACTGGGGATTGCCTTTGGGAGATAGTCAACGCATTAAACATAGACTCAAGAAAATGAAAAAGACAGACTTATTTTGGGACTTATCTGATCTTTTTCCCAAAGCGTCTTTAATATTCGAAGGAAGATCTCCAATTATAATAGCCCTAGATCCTTACTACGATATGTCCCAAATGATCACTTCACAATTAATTTAAAACATATGATAACATTGATGATTTTATTGACCGGCTCTGTGCTGGCCTACCGCAGGATGAGAAGAACGTGGATAAGAAAATTCGGAGATTCTCCTGATTGGGGCAGGGTAGCGGTATGCATAGGGAGCTTTTTACTATCTTGGCTAGGCGTCTTGATCGCAGTGATGCTGGACGATAGCACCGAGTTTCCAAAACCACCAAAATGGATGTAACATGAAAACATACACGAGCATACAGAAACTCTTTGGCGATAAGTCAATATCACACGTATTCCCTCCCACGCACGATACTTTTTTAGACGACGAGCTAGAGAAGTTTGGTTTCTATGGGATCATCGACTCTCTGTATGAGATTACTTATACACATCCGGATATGAGACTTATATAGGCTGTTTGGGCCGGACTTTAGAGAATGGCTTAAAATTTTCACAAAAAAGACGTACATTTAGATATGAAGCAGATCGATTCACAGCTCAATTCACAGCTCTATTCACAGCTCAATTCACAGCTCTATTCACAGCTCTATTCACAGCTCGGTTCACAGCTCTGGTCACAGCTCAGGTTACAGCTCTATTCACAGCTCTGGTCACAGCTCGGTTCACAGCTCGGTTCACAGCTCAGGTCACAGCTCGGTTCACAGCTCATCAGGTCACAGCTCAGGTCACAGCTCAGGTCACAGCTCAGGTCACAGCTCTAAAATTAAAAAATATGATACGTAAAAAGACACAAAAGGAGAGGATCATTGACCTTACTGGTCCTGATGGCAACGCATATGTTCTGATGGCGTACGCTACTGATTTCGCCAAACAGCTGGACGTGGATCCTAAACCGATAATCGAAGAGATGAAAAGTGGAGACTATGAGAATCTTGTCTCGGTGTTCGATAGGCATTTTGGTTCATTCGTAACACTAGAGAGCTAGTATGAGACAGTTACTGAGAATTTTGATTGTGCTGCTTTTGCTCTTTTGGTTTCCTCTGATGTGTGCGTTCTTGGGTTCTGACTTCGGTACGACTGCCCTCCGCGCTTTCAAGTTCGGCCTGCTGATAGAGTGCCTGGTAATGGTTTGCTTGTCTTGGTGGGGAATACCTCTGATAATGCTTTGTATATACCTCATAATCGACGATGGGAAATGAAAACGATAGGGATGACTAATTTGGCAATTAAAGCCATAGGAAGATCGATAACCGTAGAGCTAGATCTTAATATCGAAAGTGAAGTTGATGAGATGTTTAGAGAGGATTTTCATTACATTTTATTCAATGAACTTAGATTTCAAATCGTAAAAATCATATGATAAAGATACAACGTATAACAACAGAAGAGGCAGATTCCTACATCTCAAAGGAGGATGACTTGCTTGGCTACCCTGTGGAGTATTATACTTTGACCCCTCTTCCAGTAGGAGAAGACGGCAGGCAGTGGGACGAGGTCAAGTACTACACAGCCAGGAAGAAGGCGTTCCAAGGTCCAGGTCGAGAAGGCAGGTATTGGATATACGTGCTCTCAAACCCAACTATGCCAGGGCTCTTGAAGATAGGGTACACGAAGAACACGCCTGAGGAGAGAGCCTACCAGATATCGAACGCGACAGGTGTAGCGTCTCCTTTCAAAGTCGAGTACAGCTTCAAATGTCATGAGGCCCAGTTCTTAGAAGAAGAGATCCACCAGTACTTGGACTCGTACAGGGTGGCCAACAACAGGGAGTTCTTCAGGATCGAGCTGCACGAGGCAGTAGAGGCCATAACAAAGCTAGGAAAAAAATATACGGTCACTCAGGACTAAAAGTTCTCAAGATCGGCAAAAAGACGTACATTCATAGTATAATCAAAACCAAAAGCATATGTTTTTTGAAGTAAAAGTAGAATTTAGGACCATAGATCCTAACAAAGACAAGCCAAAGAAAGAGACGGTGAAATACCTGGTCGATGCCGAATCGGTAACGGAGAGTGAAGCTAGGGTGTATGAACACTTTGAGTCTCTCAAGATCGGGGACTTCGAGGTCAAATCAAGTTCAGAGAGCAAGATCGCAGAGGTGATATACCCACTCAAAAAATAAACTTTTTTATCCCAAGAATTCGATTTACATTAATAATAAGATATTTATAGATATACATCATGTATTTTTTAAAAAAATTCCTAAAAAGAAAAAAAATTATGGCAACATTTACAGATCTTCAGAACGCAACAGCAGCGCTTACTACAGCAGCAGAAACAGTTGAAAGTGCAATCAAAACATTCCAAACAGCTCAAGCAGGTGCAATTACATCAGCAGAGGCAGATACTTTGGTTCAATCGATCACAGCAGCAACGACTTCACTTGAGGCACTTGCAACAAGCCTTGCTCCAGCAGCTACAACTAACTAATCCAGATTTTATATAAAAATGCAACTCAGTAACATACATACAAACCTTTGGCAAGCGGGCCGCACACAAGCGACTTCGATAGGCTATTGTTTTAGTACGATCAATAACGTGCAGGACAAACCTAGATCCAAACCAGGGCAACATGATGCTGACAGCAGATAAAACATAAAACATCATACTTCAAAAGCCCTGGGAACTACAAACTCTCAGGGCTTTTTTAATTTACGGTAATGTAGCTCAGATGGCAGAGCGGCGGTTTGAAGCACCGTAGGCAGGATCTCGGAATTCCTCATTACCACACAAAAACACGAAAATGAAACGAAAACGATAGCGCTGCTCTGAAACACGGGTGGCAAACTTCAAAGAATGCGCTCGTAGCTCAGTTGGTAGATGCACCTGGCTTTTAACCAGGGGGTCGTAGGTTCGAACCCTACCGGGCGCACAGTAAAAAAACAAATGTACGTCAAAAAGCTTTAAAATGTCGATTATTTTGTTTACTTTTATAACATACCAAACAGCAATAGGAAATGAAGCAGAGAGACATATTGACGGTATTCATAGACAGGATGAAACGACTCGGGATAGAAGTAAAACTCGCAGGCAATTTTCCTTGGATATATGTTGATAGCGTGAACGGTAACAGGATAAAGAAGGAAGACTACTTTTGCGGCAACCACGGATTTACGATAGCGTTCATTCCTATAAAGCCAGGACAAACATTGAAATTCACAGACATACGAGAGCTTTTTAAACTCATAAGAAAATACAGATAATATGACAAGCGTACTAACTTTAGGAGATCTTCAAGGCAAGACAGAATTCGAGATCATAGAGCGTCTCACACAGGAATACGGAGAAGGTGACGGATCGGATCTTGAAAATAAAGAAGTCCTCATAGCTTATGAGTCTATAGGTTCTTGGGGATGCGATTCGAGATCGTTCTTCCTTCTGAGAGACAAGACGTCAGGGGGGCTATTTGAAATACACGGATCACACTGTTCTTGCTACGGATTCGAAGGTCAGTTGCAGTTAGAGTCCTCATCAGTATCTTCTCTCAAATACAGAGATCGTGAAGGGTCAGTATTCAGCACAGGAGGATACGACGGAGACGAGTCAGAGAACAAAAGGCTTGTGAGTGAGTTCATAAAGGATCTATAATATAAAATGCGTGCGTAGCTCAATTGGCTAGAGTATTGGTCTCCAAAACCAAAGATGAGGGTTCGAGTCCCTACGTGCGCGCAGAATGCCCTTGTAGTTCAAAGGATCAGAACGTCTGGCTACGGACCAGGAGATAGGAGTTCGAATCTCTTTGAGGGTACAGTAAGGTCGATTGGCCGAGTGATTTAGGCGCAGGTCTGCAAAACCTGCCACATGGGTTTGAGTCCTATATCGACCTCAGTGTGATCTTTGACATATTGGAAAGTAAATATCTAGATGTGGCCGAGTTGGTGAGGCACTTGCTTTGGGAGCAAGACTAGGAAGGATCGTCACCTTTCATCTAGA